TATCGGGAACTTTATCTGTAGGGTTTGAAGGTAGGGGATCAGTATACGGCACTTTAGCTGGAGGACAGATGTTTATGTTCCCAAAGATCCCAAGTCTTAAGGCTGTTTATATGGGAACAGTATCATACGGACAAGTTTATAAAACATCATTTTTAGGAACGGCTTTAATTGGTGGTGGAATGTATGACTTGAAGTTTGGTAAAAGAATAGATGTTAAACTTATGGCTTTATTTGTCTATTCACCATATGTAAGTTACTATAACGATTTGGTATTAAAATCACCATATGTGGTTCTACCAAGTTTAGGTACAAACATCGCAATTACAAAAAGATTTAAATTTAATATAAATGCAGGAGGGGCGTGGGCGATCAAGGTAAACACTTTAAATTATACAATAACATGTGGAACAAGATTATTAGTTGGACAATAGTATTATTTTGTGTATTCTCACTAAACGCACAAACTTTTACTTATTCAGGTTACATAAGAAACGCCGATGGTACCGGTGCTGTTAATGTACCTGTTAAATTATACAAAAGAACTACGCCCGTAATAAATGGGTTCACATCTCAAAATAATTACAACGGACATTCTTACTACAGATCCACAGGATCTATGTTTTGGAGTGATGCCAGACAAGCTTGTTTGAATATGGGAGGACACTTGGTTACGGTAACAACCGCGGCGGAAAACTCTTTTATATTTGGGATTTGGCCTTCAGGTTGGATTGGATTAACTGATGAAGTAGTGGAAGGTCAATGGAGATGGGTTACAAATGAAACTTATTCATATACATCATGGAATCCTGGTGAACCAAATAATGCGGGTAACGAAGACTATGTTCAATTTGTAGGAGGTGGTAAATGGAATGACTTACCAAATGCAATTTCACTACCATATGTGTTAGAGTTTGAATACATAGTCACATTCACGCCATGGGTATTACATCAGACAGTTTATACAAATGCATCGGGATATTATAATTTTTCACAACCAACAAACCCATCAGTTGAATGGTATATTCAATACGACGCACCAACACCTATTACCACATTACAATTAACCGATATGGTTGAGGTTTCAAAATTAGTTTTAGGGATCACATCAATTAAAAGTATTCACTACCATAGATATGATGTCAACTATGATGGTAGAATAAATGTTGCAGATGAAAATTATATTAACCTTAGGAGATTTGGATTTTTAAATGGTTGGATAAACACAACTCCCGCAAGATTCTTTACTACCGCACAATATACAACATTAACGACAAACACAACAGATATGAGGTTATCAATACCTGGCGTATCGTCAATCACAATAAACTCACCCGTAAGTGGGGGATCACAAAACTACTATTTGATTGCTCCTGGATATAAATCAACAGTTAATTACTAATGAAAAAACTATTACTTACCTTAATCTTTATCTTACCAATCTTTGTTTTCTCACAGAAAACATTAAGAGATTCAATCTACATCAAAACAAATATGTTTGAGATTGTATACTCTGAAAAATTACAACAACCAAAGTTTATTAGATATACTGTTCAGTGTCCAAATGGAGACGCATCAAGAAAGGGAATGGACTTCTATACCTGTGATTCAATCCTGACATCGGATAATAAAGATTATGAAAATAACCCATATGATAAAGGACACTTGGCACCTGCGGCGGACTTCAACTGTGATAGAGATATGTTATTTAAAACATTCACATATTTGAATTGTTCCTTACAACAAGAAAACTTAAATAGAACAACTTGGAGATTATTAGAAGCGAGGGAAAGAGAATTAGCAAAAACAAATAAAACTGTAGTTGTTGAGATCAGATGTATTTATTCTAAAACTTCAGTTGTGTTACCAACAGGAGCAACAGTCCCTGATGGATACTTCAAAACAATTAAATACGGAAAAACAACTGAGAAATATTACTTCAAAAATGAAAAACCATTATCAACTGATTTTAAACAATACATAATAAAATGAAACATTTAATCTTACTACTTGGTATGTTACTACTTGGTAACATCGCAACTGCTCAACAGTGTGTTTATGTTGATTCAGTTTACAACACAGCTAAACTAAAAGAGATGGGAAACAGAGACATTCGTTTTGGTATAAGACAAATAGTTGAAGACGAACTATCTGAGAAGTTCTGTTTATCTGAAGATGGAAAAGATATTGATGTTGAGGTGTATTACTTTGGATTACCAAAAACAACAATCAGAATTGTTGGTGTTGAGAAAACAGAATCAGTTACACAGGTTGGTGTAAGATTATATTACGATGGTAAATGTTATGAAGGTATTGGGGAATCTGAAACTGAGATCAGAGCTATTATGATCGAGGTGAAAGAAGGTATGTTACCTTTTGAAAAAATGACTGTATCATCAGCACTAAAAAAGGCTATTCACGAAGCCGTTATCAAAATATGAAAATATGGCAACTTTTGATATTGTTAATGTTTTGGTCATCCTCTTTCTCGCAAGTCCGTATTGCAGATGTTGGGGATGGTTGGAAAAATAAAGTAGAACAGGCTTTAGACACCATAAAGAAATATGATGTTCAGAAGTATTATCTGATTATGGAGAACTGCTCTAATGTTGCGTATTGGAACGGAGGATTCTCAACAACAGAAGGGGATAGTACAATTACCATTTCAACAAGAGAAATGAAAGACGGGAACATCTTTAACATTTCTGCGATACTTGTTCACGAATCCCTACATTTATTCTTTAAAAGGACAAACTTCAATCTTAAACCAAATCTTGAAGAAGTAGTATGTTATCAACACGAATTGGAATTCTTAGAGAAAATACCATGTGTTGATGATTGGTTAATAGAAAATGCCAAAAACAAAATCAAATTTTATTCAAAACCATAGTTGATTTAACAATACAAATCATTTATTTTTTGGGTATGAAAAAACCTAAAATAGATCTAAACAAAATTATTAGAGTAAAACCAAGAATGGTTAAAGAAGGTCCTGATGTTGGACCAATATTTGCTATGATACTTGGATTTTTACTTGGTATGATTCTTATAACTCTTGTATCTTGTGAAGAACAAAAATCACAAATAGAAGAACCCATAGGGTTAAGACAGAAATCTGATGAACATTACAAAAATGTAACAGAATTTACATATGGAGGTTGTGAATACATTAGAGTTGGTTATGGGCAAAATGCTTGGGGTTCGCATAAAGGTAATTGTACAAACCCAATTCACAAAAAATGACAGAGCAAGAAATACTTAAGTTTGGAGAAATCCAATATCTTAAAGGAAGATTGGATGAACTATACAAAGCAATTCCAACCATAACCAATATGGAACGAAGACGAAAACTCGATCAACGGATTGAAAAATATATTACTAAGTTGAAGAAAGTTGATGAGGTTGCTTATAAACTATATGAAGTTGAGTTAAATGCAACACACAGAGTTAAGGTTAAAGGGAAATTGGAAACAGAAAATTTACTAAAGGAAATTCTTTTAACTGAAAGTATAACTGATGAAATTTTAATTAAAAAAATTAAAGATAAACTTGAGACTCTATAATGGAACAACTAAACACGCACCCGATTAAAAAATCAGACTTAGGTTTTCACGGAAATCTATTTGGTGGAAAATTACTATCATGGATTGATGCATCGGCAGCAGGATATGCAATGCAAATATGCGATACACCAAGAATGGTTACAGTGTCTATTGATCAGTGTAACTTTGAAAAACCCGCAAAAGAAAGTCAGTTATTAAAGATCTATGGTTATCCATCTAAAGTTGGGAATACATCCATGACTTTATACATGGAAGCAAGAGCACATAATGTTTACACAGGAAAACAAGATTTAGTTTTGAAAACTAACATCACATTTGTTCAAATCGACGAGGGAGGAAATCCCATTCCCCTTGGTGAAAAGGCAAAACGAAGACTAAACGAAATGATCGAAGACGTAAATGGAAAAGCCTGATAATGTTTCTGATAATCCTGGACTACTTCCTTATGGTAGTAATGTCGGAGCACCTGCAATTCAAGTTTTAAATATAGAACATTGGAAAGAACCAAGAGTTTTGAATGTTAACAAACAATTTGAAGATAGGTTCGAACAATTAAAAAAAGAATATCAAAAACTTATTGACGAATATAAATGGAATGACTTAGTTTATAAATCAAAATTTAGTTTTGAACCAGTGATTGGAAAAATTTATCACCTATATTATGCGAATGATGGAAAAATATTCCTATCTTTGATATCTCCAAACGAATGGAAGAGAGAACACATAGGAAGTTTTAAATATAATCACGATAACAAATGGGAAAAAATAGAAAATTAAAAATGGTTTACGAAGACGACTTTCAGTATATCGCAAAAATCGTAAGTTCTTGTCAAACTTACGAGCAAATGATGACCACAAAAAAATTATTTGAAAACTTCAAACAAAAGTGGGATAAACAAATCCCTAAAATGGAGATGATAAACTATATGTATCGATTTCAATCGACATATGATATGAAAAGAACAAAATTATGTTTAAAAGATTAGAATTTTTCTTAAGTACTTTCAGAGGACTTGGATTAGGAATAACATTTAGTTTCTATGATAATTGTTTTATTTGTGTTGGAACATTTTTATGTTTTAATACATATTTTGAATTGAATTTGGGAAAAATTTATTAAATTTGTACTATGATACTTACAATAATTTCAGATACTCACACCAAACACAAACACATTACAGGTGATTTGAAGGGTGGTGATTTACTATTACATGCCGGCGATTTCATGAACTCAGGTTATAACCCAATGGAGGCAATGGAATTTTTCAATTGGTTTGATGTGATTGATAATTACGATCATAAAGTATTCATAGCTGGTAATCATGATCGTTGGATGCAAGATAAACCTGAAGAAGCACTAGGTATATTAACTGGGTATAAAACGATTGATTATTTACAAGATGATTGGATTATAGTTGGAGATAGTGATCCGCACGATCCTAATGTACAAACTGTGAAAATTTGGGGTAGCCCATGGCAACCTGAGTTCTATAATTGGGCATTTAATCTTCCTCGCAACGGAGAAGAGTTGAAAACGGTATGGGATATGATACCTGAGGATGTAGACATCGTAATTACTCACGGACCGGCTTGGGGATTCTTAGATGATGTTGAAGGTAACCGCAATGTTCACTTGGGTTGTGAATTACTTGCAGAACGAATTAAACAAATCAAACCTAAGATCCATATCTGTGGACACATCCATACAGGTTACGGACACTACTATGACGGACACACCCACTACTTCAATGCGTCTATGTTGAATGAACGATATTTATATTCTCATTTACCTTGGCATATCGATTGGAACCCAATAACAAATGAAATACAATTTTTATGATGGAGAAAGCACATTTTATTGAGAACAGAGTTTTCAGAGATAAACGAGGAACATTCAGTCCATTGGATCTTGCCAAGTTAGATAAGAATTGGTTACAGAGTAATATTAGTATAAACCCCCGTAAATATACATTACGGGGGTTACATTTCCAAAAGAATGAATACGCTCAAGCTAAACTAATTAAAGTGATCTCAGGTAAGATATTGGACTTCGTTATTGATATGAGACCTGTATCTGAAGATTACAATAAAGTATTTTTCTTTGAGATGAATGAGGGTGATGAGGTGTATGTACCAAGATACTTTGCTCACGGATTCATAACTATTGAAGAAAACTCGGTAGTTCAATATTTGGTTGATAATGATTACAGTCCTGAGAACGAAGGGGTTAAAGTTTGGACTGATCATCCTGAAATTGAAAGAAAGATTAAAGAGTTAAGACCATTCTTCTCAAAAGAACTTCTGCACATACACGATAAAGATTTGGTGGAGAAATAAAAACTTTGTGATATTTATAATAAAATTAAAATACTATGAACAAAAAAAATATTACAGATGCGGTTCTTGAAGAATTAAGACGTAAATCTCTTTTGGAACAAGAAGATGAAGATGTTGAAGATGTCGAAGATAAACAAGATGATGATCAAGAACTTTCATCAGAAACTAATGATGATTTTTGTGAAATGGTATGTAGTCTTCTTCATTCACAAACTCAAGTACATATTTTTCATTTAGCGGTTAAAGGTAAAGGTTCTTACGCCGCTCACAAAGCTTTACAAAAGTATTACGAGGGTATTGATGCTTTAGTTGACGGAGTTATTGAATCTTATCAAGGTAAATACGGATTACTTACGGATTACAAATCATTTGAAAACGAAAGTTTCAAATCAATCGAACAAACAATTAATTATTTGAAAGGTTTGGATGAAATGATTCAAGAGAAGAGAGATTGTTGTGAAGATTCTTTCATTCAAAATCAAATAGACACAATCCAAGAATTAATTTATTCTACATTGTACAAATTGAAGTTTTTGTCATAGACTAAAAATTTCAAAAGTTTCAAATTCTTCCAAATTTGTTTTAAATTCAGATTTAGTCTCCTCAACTGGATTGTCTAAAAATCCTACATTACTTTTTCTAAGAAAAAGACATAATGGATCATCATTCAAAACATTAAAAATTTTGTTAAGTTCAAAAACGTGATCTTCTAACTCATGATCTTTATCACTGACGGGTTTTACATAATAAAATTCTTCAGGTTGATAATATTCATCATCTGTTTCTACAGTTCCGTTACCATCACAGTTAGAACATTCGTAATCACCATCACCACCACATTCACTGCAAGTTTTGTCACCATCACCACCACAGTCACTACAAGTTAATGAACCACCACCACCGCAGTCATCACAAGTTTCCCCATCTATTTCACCATCACCATCACAAGAATTACAAGTTTCTTCACCTGATCCATCACAAGTACGACAATCTTCATTACCACTCCCCTCACAATAATTACAAGTTTCTCTACCCCATCCTCCACAATAATCACAATCAACGTCAGCATAAGCAGCATCAATGTATTGAGTTAACACTACTGTTTTAAGGTTATCAATAATATATTCATATTTAGATTTATTAACACCCTTCTTTTTAATAAAATACAAATACGTAAATTTAAAAGTATTTTGTTTACCAATTTTTTTAGAGATAAGGTTTAAAGTGTCATCTTCTGAAATATGATTATAGATCGCCTCAAGATCTACAGGGATTTCGTCATCTTCCATTACCCTCTCAAAAGAGTTATAATATTTAATTGCTAGAGATAGTTCCATTTTACTAATATAAATATATTCAATATCTTTTAAATAAAAAATTATGGCACATCCAATATTACATGCAAAAAGTTCAGCCAAAAAATTTGGAGGTAAATGGGAAGATTATATTCACCTACATAATTGGTTAGATGAAACCAAAGGGTGGTATGGTCATTCATTTCACAGAATGTTTCGTCACCACGCAGAAGGTATTTTTGAAATGCAAGAAAGGTTTGGACCTGAGTTCAAAAACAGTGACGGGAAAACTGTCTACACCAGATATGTTGGTGAACAACACGTAAAAGAAGATTGTGATGGATACATACCATCAGCAAAAGAATGGGTTTTAATTTTAGAAACAAAACAAAGACCAATTTGGGCAACTAAAACTCAGAAGTTAGAGTTTGAAGATTAAAGTATTTATATTAAAAGACTTATGGAGATTAATGACGAATTAAAAAAACAATTCAATAGGTTCAATGCCTATCTACTATCAACACAAGCTGAAGACGGATTAACTTGGGATTATTACATCTATGAGGTTGATAATGTTGAATACGGTCATGGACCTTATGTTACTAACAACATCGGTAGTAAAATTGATTTATCTAAATTCACAAATGAAGTAAAAATATTAGAGGAAATTCTTGAACATAATGTTAATAATATTGATTTTTATCATTATTTAGAATGTGATGATTGTAATGGTAGTGGACATTTACAGATTACATATGATCCTTCAGAATCTACTTTGAATTTTGAGTTGACAATTAGTACTGTAGAAACAGAAACTTATGATAACGAAATTTCATTTTCTAAATTAGCATCAGAACAAAGTCCGTATACTTGGAGAAATTACGAATATCTTAAACAATTTGGTGATCAAGAAAAAATCAACAATTGGAGAGAGGAATATGGTGATGTGATCAACGTTACTTATGACGGTGCTGGTGATAGTGGTCAAATAAATGAATACGAATATTCCCAAGATCTTGAATATGCATTATATGAAATTATAGACGTGTATCATTCAGGTTGGGAAATCAATGAAGGATCTACGGGTGAAATGCAAATTGATTTTAAAAATGAGGTAATTAAAATAATGCATAATCAAAATATAGAAGATTCTTTTGTTGAAGATTTATCTTCAGTTAAAATATTTGAATAAAAATATGTATCTTTGTGTTATGAAAAAGGAAGAAATTACTATTAATGGTCTATCATTACGACACGTAGCACAAATCGTTAGAAGAAAGATGATTCAAAAATCAGTACCTTCTAAAAAAGTTTATTCTCGAAAGGATAAACATAAACAAAAGGATTTTGTATAAAATGATTAGAGATCTAATTAGAGAAGAGTTAAAAAAATACATAAATGAAAATCAGAATGATGATCTACAATATAGTGGATGCACAAGATTTTCAGGTGATGAAGAAAAACATAAATTGTGTCGTAGGATTATATCAACACAAGGTTGGTTATCTAAACACCACAATTATAATTTACAAGATGTTATTGATGAAATCTTGGAACCTATCAAATCACCATATACTGAAGAACAAAAAAATAAATTTGTAAAAGGTGCAAAATTATTATTTGATTTAGGTAAAATATCAAAAGGTAGACTTTATTATTTTATTGAGGATAATATAAAGAACAGTAAGTTAGTTTTGATAAATGGTGAGTGGCACCCTGTTAATAAATTAAACACCAATTATGCTGACTTAGCAGAATTATTAACGGATCTACTTTATAAGTCAGAAAGATCATTACCAATAAGAAAAAAAATATTACAAAACCCAAAAGAAGGGTTGATGATGATCAAACCAAAAATAAAAAAATTATTAGAAAAATACTTCAAAGACCCAACTCTTTATTATGATTATGTAAAAAATATTAATTACAGATCTAAAATTGGAGAAGACGCTGAAAATAACGTCAAGAATAAACTTGAAGAAAAGGGATTTGAACTTTTATATCAGGGAGGTGAAGGAGACTTAATTGATATGACTTTCGGTGTCGATTTAATTATGTCACATCCTGAATTTGGCACCAAAACAATACAAGTTAAATCCAACGAATCTTGGGATAAAAGTTTAGATTACAAGTACTGCGATTGGATTATAATTTCTGAACCGTTCACTATTTATGATAATAAAACAAAAGAAGTTGTTGAACTATGAAAATTATCATAACCGAAAAACAAGAATTAAATCTTAAATTATTAAGGAGATTTGCTGAGTTAGAAAAAATTGGTGATATAGTAGAATATCAAACAGAAATACAAGATCCTTGTGATTTTGAGGATGAAGAAGACTACGCCGACTTTTGTATTTTACAAGGAATTCATTTTTATTACTGTGATGAAGGATATTGTGATGAGGATGATGAAGATTACATAGCACCTCCTGAAATAATGGAAGAAATTAGAGATGAGGTTGAACAATATATTTATGATAAATTTTATGACTACTTGGTAGGACTTTATAATGAAGAGAATTGTTAATAATGAAAATAATTATAACTGAAAAACAGGCAAAAAAACTTCATTCACGAACAGTAAAATGTAAAAAATGTGAACACGAATGGGTCGTTGAAGACGACGATAAGTATCCTGATTTGTGTCACACTTGTGGTTGGGATAATGAAGAAGAAAAATACAACGAAAAAGAACTCTTCAATTTTTGGAAAAAGAAAACTCTTGATGAGAAATGGTCTGAAAAATATAAAAAATCAATAAATTGTAACAATCCAAAAGGATTTAGTCAGAGGGCACATTGTCAAGGTAGGAAAAAGAAAAATTAATTTAAAGTAATATTATTTTCTTTGATATAGTTTTTAAAATTAGGTCTATCATTATTAATAATAATTTCTTTTATACCTTTTACTGATTTAACTGTTTTGCTCATCTCAAAATCAATTTTTTGTACTGAAAACTTACCACGATTTTTATTTGTGTAATATAGAATATCATCACCATACCAAATTTTAATCTCGTCAGGAATATTAATATAGTTCTTTTTTTGTAAAACCATACATGTCCCAAACCCATTAGGTCTTTTTTTACCCTTTAAATTTTGAATCTCAATTTTATCAACTTTATTACTTTTAGTTAAATCCAAACCCAATAGATTATATTTTTTAAAATGTTTTTCTAAAACTCCTAAAACCCACCCCATTTTTTCTATAAAAATATCATCATTTACTATTGCAATGTTTTCATTTTTAGAAACAGAAACTCCTAAATTCCAAGACGGGTTTACATAAATGTTATTTGTTTGAGTTAATATTTTTATTTTGGGATGTTTGAAATAAGTTGGTACACTAAAAGTTGGATCATTATTTATAATAATAATTTCATTTATCTTGGGAGTCTTTTTGTATTCCATAATCGCTTTATGAAATATTTTTGATTTCCACATCGTTGGAATTATTAGTGTAAACATTATTTGATTAATTTATCTTTATGTGATAATCTTGTTGAGGTATTTAAATTATGTACAGTTGCCGAAACACATCTTTTGTTATTATTTCTAATGATTCTTGGTACTTGACCAGTCCAAGCGGTATGAACGTGATCCCATATGGTTTTAGTTGAATTTTGTGGACATAACGAAATAAATGCTGATGTCATATTCATTTTTTCATAATCCATGTGAAATTCATAAAAAGAATCCGTACCGTATTTATTAATCGTAGGTTGAAAATGAATTAAAAAAGGATCTTTTCTAAATTTATTTGAATTATATTCATCTTGTATTATTTGAACATATTCAGGACACATTAAGTCATCACTATCGTGTCTTGTTTGAATTATAAATTTGTTTTCGGTAACGTATTCTTTAAATTTTGGACTCCCGTTAAAAAATAAAACTTCTTTACCATATAAAGATCTTATTAGATCGTGATGATGAGGTCTACACATTAAAGCCCAAGTAAAGTTTTGATTAGTTTGATTTTTTAAACATCTTATTAAGGTGTTATTCATTATTTGAATTCTTTCTTGAGCATGTTCTGTGTCATCATAAACGAATCTTGTAAAAATTATATGTTTCATTTCTTTTTATTTTATATTTATCAAAAAAGTAATAATTTATGGGAATAAGTGTAATAGTTCCAACTTATAACAACACAAAATTTATTGAAGAGTGTATTAACTCCATTTATGACTCAGCAGGATTAGATAGAGATTATGAACTTTTGATTGGTGTAGATGCTTGCGAAGACACAATGGCGGTTTTAAAACAACTTAAATTAAATGAAAAAACAAGAGTATTCTTTTTTCTAAAAAATAGTGGACCATATATTATTAAAAACACTTTATCAAAAATTGCTAAGTATGATAAAATACTATTTTTTGATTCTGACGATGTAATGAGACCCGTAATGATTTCAGTTGCTGAAGATGGTTTAGATAAGTTTACTGTGGTAAGACCAATGATGGTAAACTTTAGAGTTTTGAATGGTAAAAAAGTTTTAGATAATAGAAAAAAATGGGGTGAAGGAGTTTTTGCAATAAAAAAAGAATTGTTTTTAACTCTAAATGGTTTTGAAGGATGGAGAGTTGCTGCGGATTCAGATTTTATAGGTAGATTGGTCAAAAATAGAGCAAAAATTTGGACCACACAAGAACCATTATTTGACAGAAGGATTCATGCAACGAGTTTAACTATGTCTAAAGAAACAGGATTTAATTCAGAATTAAGAAGTAAATTGGCAAGAATAAGTAGAGAAAAAAGATATTTTGGACCTTTACCAAATTTGGCAACGGGAGAATACATGGAGGCAATCTTAAATACAATTCAATTAGGTGATTTGAAAAGTATGTTACTTCACGATGAGGATAGAGTCAAATTAGAGGAATATAAAAAGAAGAAAAAAATGATTGCGGACATATTAAGTAATGAAAATATCAAACCAAAAATTGGCAAATACAATCAACCTGATTATGAACAAATAAATAATAACCTTATTAAAAGAAATACCACAACAAATTTTACAAACGAAGCTTTAAAAAAGGTGTTCCAAATGAATAAAAAAACTCCAAAAATTGTTGGAGGGAAGATTATTCGATAACTACAGGACATAATAACTATTTATTAACATATGAAAGTTTCAATCTCAGAATCTCATTTGAAAAAAATTAAAAATCAATTTTTGTGTGAACAAATACTTGATGATATGGTTTTTAAAATTAACCTAATAAATGAGGATGAAGAAAGAGAACCTGATATGGAATGGGACTTTACCAATATTAAAAAAGATTTGAATAGATCAAAATCTTGGGTTAAAACAAAAGAAGATGTTATTGAATACCTAAAAATTTTAAAAGAAAAAATAGATAATTTACCTTCAGAACTTAAAAGAAAAATAATAAAATATGTTTTATATTCTTTTATTGGTTTAGTAAGTTTAAAACAAATTCAAAAATACTTGGATCCACCATTACAACAGGCAGTTAAAACTGAAAAAGAAATCCTAAAAAAGGTGGTCCCACCAAAAATTAGAAATTCATCAGAAAGTTTATTTAATCATTTAAAATATGAAGAAGGTTCTGTTAAAGATAAAGGAGAGCCTGTTCTAACCGTTTATGACCTTGGTGATGGAGCATATACCGTTGGTTATGGTCACGCTATATTCCCTGATGAAAACGAGGGTTATGAATTTTTACCTAATTACGACGATATAAGACCAAATCGTACCACAATTACTAAAGATCAGGCTGAAACCTTATTAAGGGATGATATTGAAGAATCAGAACGAATCATTAATGGTGAATTAAATAGATGGGAAAAAGAAGGTTTTAAACCAATTCTTACTCAAGGAATGTATGATGCATTGATATCACTGGCTTATAATATGGGACCTAATGTGAGAAATAAACAATTCATGGATGCGGTTAAGCATGGTGATTTTGAAAATGCTAAAAACTTAATTTTAAAAACAAGTGGGAGTTTGTTTGATGATTATCCAGGTTTGAAAACCCGTAGAGAAAAAGAAGCTAAAATGTTTGCGTAATGAACCAAGAAAAAATACTTATACTATTCAAAAAATTTGCTGGGGATGAAATTGATCTTCACGGGCTAAAATGTATTCCTGTTAGAGTTGGGGAAGAAATAATATCAAAAAGACATAATAAACCTTATTACCCAATCGAATTTAGAATAGAAAATCCAAATGATGTTTCTTATTTCATTTCGATAGTTGAAGAGGAACTTTTAGATATTGTAATGGAGTTTGAAGAATATGTTAATCTTAAACTAACCACTAAACTATTATGGGATCAAGAACCAAGATTTTATCTTAACGACGAAACCAAGGACCAGATTCAAAAAGTTTTTGACTCTGTAAGAGAAATCAAGTTCACTACAGGAACTCCATTTGTTGGATATAAAAGATGGGTAATTCAAATAGAATCTGTTGGGTTGAAAAACAAACATTTTGATGATGACGCATATTATATTGATAATACCGTTGTTCCATTATCAGCAACAAAAAATGGTGAAAATGTCGATGTTAATGAAGCTATAAATGAGTATATTGATGAATTCTTACCACATGTAGAAACATACTACGAAACTGAAGAATATTATAGAGGTGTTGATCAAGTGATTAGTCAATATCCACTTCTTAGTGCTGATTATGTTGCAACTTATTACGACACCAAGTTTATCCGATAATAGACTTACTTCGTTTCTTACGGTGAAAAGTAATCACAAATCGGTGAACCTCATTTTGAATTTCAGCCAACAAAAACCCAAAATCACTTCTTGGAATATCAAAACTTGACCCATCAATTTTGTGGATTGTGGATGATCTGTGTTTGTCGTCTTTTGAAATGGAGATCAAGTCAATTCGATTAAGTAAACCAAGATCCTCAAATACTTTCTTGGCAACACCCAACTGACCTTTACCACCATCAATAATGACAAGTGAAGGTAACTCTTGTTTCTCATTTAAAAGTCTCTTGAATCGACGATTTAACACCTCATCAAAGGACGCATAGTCATCAGGTCCCTCAACAGTTTTGATGTTGAACTTACGATAGTTTGACTTATCAGTTTTACCATTCTTGTAACGAACAAGAGCAGACACCTGACAATCACCTGCAGTATGAGAGTTATCAAATGCTTCGATAAGGGTTGGGACATTCAATAAACCAAATTGTTCTTTGAATGATCTTGCAACATCACTATATTTTCGAACACGAAAAGACTCGAGTTTTTTCTCCAATAAATCAACAACATCCATTCTGTTTTTGAAGTTCTGAGCAATCTCAAACTCCATTTGATCGGAGTGATATTTCATGTATTTCTTCAAACGATTTCGAACTTTGTCGAACTGAAAAGAAAATACATCTTTCATCTCACTTACAATTTTCAAGTAAGAAAACTTTTGAATGGAAGAAACGCAAGGAGCATTACAACGACCAAGATGAAACTCCAAACAAGTCTTGAACTTTTCGTTTTGGATATTCTCTTCAGTCAAACTGTAAGAACAAGATCTGAGATTGAAAATGTCATGAACCATTTCATAGATCTCATAACAAGAATTGGAACTTGTAGATTCCAAAAGAACTTCACCAGTAAAGTTAGAAGGATTACAAACCAAAAGTCTTGGGAACTCATCTTCACTCAAAGTAATAAACCAACGACGAGAACGATCATCTTTTGCTTTGATGTTGTATTTTGGTTTGTGTGATTTGATAAGTTCATCCTCCAATAACAAAGCCTGACTCTCATCATTAGTAGTCATGAACTCAACATCTGTAATCTCATTTACCAAAGACAAAGTCTTCTGATCTTTGTGGTTTTTTTGAAAGTAAGACTTCACTCGTTTTGGGAGAAACTTTGACTTACCAACATAGATGATCTGACCCTTCTTGTTTTTGAAAAGGTAGCAGCCGCTAGATTGGGGGATATTTGAAAGTTTCTCTGTAATCACAATACAAATATAGTGTTTTTTTTGTTAAGGCAAAATTAAGTTTTACTTTGAAACTGTTTATAGGTAAATTTAAAACTATATATTGATAAAAATATGAAATTAAATGAACTAGTAACTATAGTAATTCCTTGTAAAAACGAAAAGAGAATTATCGAAAAAACATTAGATCTTTTAAATTATCAGTCAGACATTTTGAATGTAAAAGTTGTTGTTTGCGATTCATCTAATGATGG